GATGTAACGAAATAGACCCTAAAATGATTGAAGCGTATAAAACTAATCACAATCCAAAGTATGCTTATTTAGAACCTATACAGACTTTTAAACTTCGCAAAGATTTACCAAAAGAATTATACGATTTGGATATACTCGATGGAAGCCCTCCTTGCAGTTCTTTCAGTATGGCAGGAAATCGTGAGAAAGATTGGGGAAAAGATAAAGTATTTCGTGAGGGTCAAGCTATGCAAGTTTTAGATACTTTGTTCTTTGATTTTATTGATTTAGCAAAAGAATTACAGCCTAAAATTGTTGTAGCTGAAAATGTAAAAGGATTGCTTTTAGGTAATGCAAAATCTTATGTTATTCAAATTTATAAAGCATTTGATGAAGCCGGTTACACTTGTCAACACTTCTTATTAGATGCTTCAAAAATGGGTGTTCCACAAAGGCGCGAACGTGTATTTTTTATTGCGTTACGTAAAGATTTAGCCGGTCAGTTTATGGAGCAAAAAGATATGTTTACATTCTTGCCTAAAATTGAAATGGTGTTTAAGGAGAAATCTATTATTTTAAATGATTTTTATGTGGAAGGATTAAATGATAGACCAATAGCAGAAGGTAAAATTTATTCTTATTGGTTAAAGCGGATAAAAACAGATAATTCATTAGCGGATACATTACAAAGAGAGGAAAACAGAAATAGCTGTTTTAATAACACATTGCTACATAAAGAAAAAGTCCCTCCTACTTTTACATCAAATTCAGATTGTGCTTATATGTATGATGAATTCAGAAGACCAAATAAAATTGAAAGCTGTTGTATTGGTAGTTATCCACAAGATTATGAATTCAACACTCCTTATAATTATCTAATTGGAATGTCAGTCCCCCCTGTAATGACTGCTCAAATAGCAACTAATATTTATGAACAATGGCTGTCAAAAATTTAAAACAAAAACAACCCACAATCGAAGAACTTGAAAAAGAGTATCGGAGGTTAATTCAGATTGACAAAGAAAAAGCAAAGGAAATTAAAAAGAAAATTGATTTTATATTCTGGGGGATTAAAGACAAATAACAATTAAAAAACAAAATAATTATGGCAACAGTTAGCGTAGATGTAGACGTAAATTTAGAAGATTTTGATACCGATGATATTTTAGATGAATTAAAATATAGGTATAAACGTGATTATGATTGTAGATTAATCGATGAGTTTATGCAGAATTTAAGAGGGCAAAGAAACAGACCAGAAAGTATTTCGCTTTTAGACCAGATAAAAATTGATTTTGTAATCAACAATTTAGACAAAATAAAACTTACTGATTTAGAAAACTTGATTTAAAACCCCCACGAAATCCTAAATAATTATTGTAGATTGGGATTAAATTTGTATATTTGTGATTGTAATATTCGTTGCAGGCTTATTACACTTGAAAGAACTTTTAAATTATCCTATCGGGGAGAAGCTGCAACCTTCAAACCGATGGGATTTTTGCATTTAATAACATTAATATTATGAACGAAAAACACGAACAATGGTTAAAAATGTCTTTTGAAGAAAGACGTGGCCGAGTTTCACATTATTTAGTGGATCACACTTTTATGACGGTTAATCCAACAGACGATCATCTTGCTTATATTGGTAAGGAATTTGGATATAAAGATTGTGTCTATATGGTTTTAGACATTACAAGAAATGAAGCTTTTGATTTGACTTTTATTCACGCTATTGTATCTGAAGAATTATGATAAAAAACAATGATTTAACAGAAAAAGAATTTGTCGATAAAATTGTAATAGAGTTTGAAAAATACTTTATCGTTAGGCGTGAGTGTTGGTCGAAATGTAGAACAAAACGAATTGATTTAATTCTACAGATACCGGAAACAGATGTTTACTTTGGTATCGAAGCAAAACGGCCAGACAAAAAAAGGGGTGAGGCAATAGCAAAGTTTATTCAACAAGCAAGTGAATACGCTAAACTTGAATTTGATTTACAAAAGAACGGTTTAAGTTTTGCCAAAATTCCTATTTTTATTTGTCCGGCCTTGTCTTATAATTATTTTATTTTGAATGAGTATAGTGCGGAAATAAATATAAAGTCAAATTTGTTTCAACACTACAAAGATAATTCGCATTTACTATGGCATCAGGACAGGCATTTAAAACATCATAAACATCATACCTTTAACGGTTTGTTAGGTGGGTTCGGAATAGGTGAAGTTCGTAGAAATTTTGATAGAAGCTTTTATTTTTCGTTAAGTAATTTTACAATTTTTACTACTGAAAAGGACTGGCATACAAAAGAAGTCAAAGGACTTCATACAGAAAACTACAATAAACTCAAATTGTAATGGAGCCGATTCGCTTCCAGTATTATGAAAGCGACATCAAAAAGACACAACCGCTTGGAGATGTTAGCTTGAATTACTGGATTAAGTCAATGATTAATCCCAAAGAAAAGTTTGAATCTGTTTTTAAGGCCATTGAAGAAGCTTCCAAAAGTCAAAACAAGGCCGAAAAGGACAAACTTAAACGACACTTGTATTTTTTTACTCCTTGTGTTATTGTAAAAGGAACACGAAAATATGTAAACATTGAAAAGTTTACCGGATTAATAACTATTGATTTCGATAATTTAGAACCTGATTACGCTATTGAATTTAAAGAAGCTCTTTTCAAAGAGTATAAATTTATTATTTGTTGTTGGTTATCGGCCTCAAAAAAAGGGGTGAGGGCATTAGTCAGAATACCAATTGCAAAGGATATAAAAGAGTTTAAACAGTATTTTTTGGCTTTACGTGAAGAATTAGGAATTTACAACGGTTTTGATATGGCTCCACAAAATTGCGTTTTACCTATGTTTATGTCATACGACAAAGAAATATTGTACCGTGAGGATTACTGTACTTGGGTTAAAAAATACACGCCTTATGTGAAGCCGATTATACCGCAATATTTTATAAGTAACGATTCAACAGTAGTTGAAAAAATAGTACATTCAGCAGTTAATAAAATAACATCAAACGGACACCCACAATTAAGGGCAATTGCATACGCTTTGGGCGGTTATGTTTCGGCCGAGTACATTTCGGAACAGGATGCGATAACATTAATTAATAAATGTATTGACAATAATTCATATTTGGCCAGACGAACAACAGGAATGAATATGGCCGATGTTTACAAAACAACCGCAAAAACAATGGTTATAAAAGGCCAATCAGAAAAATTATTTATAGATGGAAAAATTTAAAGACGAAACTAAAAACAAGGAATTAAATCCAGTTGATTGGTTTAATTTATTCGGAGATTTTAAAGAGGTTTTCAAACTTGACAAAAATCATTTGTATAAATCAGATACAGAAGTTTGTGCTATTAAAGACCAAAACAAAATAGTATTCACATTAAAAGACCTGGGAGCTATTCAAGTTGTAGGAGATGACTATTTTGATATTGCAACCGGTTCAAAATGTACAAAATTTATGCTTTTTTGTAAAGTTAGATTTAAAGGTGATTATCATTCGGCAATGTCGTTTGTTCGTTTCTTTTTAATGAAACAAGATATTCCATATATTAGAGTGGGAACAGATTATTATAAAACCATAGTAAAAGAAAACCGTTACGGAGGTAAGGCCGTTCTTTTGAAGCATTGGAAAAAAGACGAAATAAAACAAGACCATTCGGCAACGTTTGTTAATCACATTTACAAGTATGATGACTTCGATATTATCCCGGATAACATAAATTTTCTTCCATCAAAAAACAGTTGTTATAATTTGTATTGCAAATTTCCACACGATCCATTTATGGAAATGGTTGGCGATGATGATATAAGATATTCATTAAATCTTATGAATCATATTTTTGGCGAACAATTACAACTAGGATTAAAGTATATGAAATTGCTTTATGAGTTTCCAAAGCAGATACTTCCTATACTTGCTTTAGTGTCAACCGAAAGAGGAACGGGTAAAACAACTTTTCTTAATTGGATTGATATGATATTTGGAGAAAATACCGTTCTTATTTCGCCTGATGACGTAGCCAGAGGTTTTAATTCAATCTATGCAACCAAAAATATAATTATGATTGATGAAACTGTTATCGAAAAAAATACAACAGTAGAACGTTTGAAGTCAATAGCAACAGCCAAAAGTATTTCGGTTTCACAAAAATTCGTATCTGAATACTCTATACCATTTTTCGGTAAAGTTATTCTTTGCACCAATAAAGAAAATGACTTTATGCGTATTGATGAGGAAGAAGTTCGTTTCTGGATTAGAAAAATTAACCCTATAATGAATTTGAATACAAATATAGAAAAACATTTGTTTGAAGAGATACCTAAATTCTTAAAATACTTATTGCAATTACCGGAAATTGATTTCACACAATCGAGAATGGTTTTTACAAAACAGGAAATTGCAACGGATAGTTTAGAGAAAGTTAAAAAAGAATCTAAATCAGGACTTTGTAAAGATTTGGAAATTATTATTGAGGATCATTTCGATAATAATAATATAGAAACTTTTGAAGCAACGGCCAAAGATGTTAAAGAAAAATGGTTTAATCATAACAATCAGTATTCAATATCATACATTAGAAAAGTATTGAAAGACGAAATGAAACTAAAATCTTCCAAGATAAAGAAATACTATCCTTTTGGAATTATGGTTTTGAATGGAAGTAAGGCCGGAACGCCTTTTGTTTTTGAGAGAAAATCACAATTTGTTGAAAGTGAAGAAGTTGACGAATTAGAGTTTTAAAACCAACGGTTAAAAACTTGAATGGTAAAAAACGAGTAAAAGCACTTTTTACCTAATTTTCTCAATGTTTATAATGGTTAAGCGAGTGGTAAAAAATAAAAAGTAAAATTTAGTAAATTCCTAGCAACATTGAAAACGTCAGAGTTTTTACTATTTACTCTATTATTTTTTACCTTTTAGAGAAAATATAGTAATAGTAAGGGTTTAGAGTGGTAAAAAAAGGTAAAAACATAGGTAAAAAAAGGTAAAAAACAACCAAAAAGTAAAAAACAATGAAAACATACATATCAAAGAAAAATAGGCCATTTAGACTATCGAGCGTGAGTAAGTCGGAATACGGATGGGAGTGCGTAATTAAATGGTTAGACACCCAAAAATTTGAAACATTTGCATTTGATACAATTGAACCATATTTAAAATAATAATTATGTACGAACTTCGAGAGCCACAAAACATAGTCCTTTCAAAAATAAAACAGAATGCAAAGGCCGGCCATAAGAAAATTTTGGTTTCTGCCCCAACTGGTTTTGGCAAAACAATTTTGAGTTACCAAATATGTAAGGATGCTTTATCAAAAAACAGTAGAGTATTATTTACAAGCCATAGAATCGGATTGGCCGAACAATCCAGAGATAAATTTTCAACTCTTAATCCAAGTTTTTTGCAAGGCGATTCAAAGGGATATATTGAAGATTACGGCCTATTAGTGGCAACCCTGCAAACTCTTATTAATACTGAAATAAAAGAACCTAAAATAATTATTATTGATGAGTGCCATTACGGGTATGAAACTAATTATATTCAAGATTTATTTAAACGTTGGCAGGATGCTATATTTATAGGGTTAAGTGCAACACCTACGGATGACAAAAACTTTTTATTAGATGGATTCGATGCAATTATTGACGATTACCAAACGGCAGATTTAATAGAATTGGGTTGGTTGGTTCCATTTCAAATATTTTGTCCTGTCAGTATAGATACTTCAAACATAAAGGTTTCACAAACAACAAATGACTACCAAGAAAAGAGTTTGTCAGAAGCTTTAGTGTTTCAAAACATAAATGTATCCATAGTAGAAAATTATATTAAATTAGGTGAGGATAGGAAATTTATTTGCTTCGCATTAAATACCGGCCATTGTCATTCATTGCAGGAAGAATTCGCAAAACAAAACATAAAAGTAGATTTGATAACGGCCAGTGCATCACCAAAGAAAAGAATAGAAATATTTGAACGTTACAAAAACGGTATCACCAAAGGGATTATTTCAATAGAGATACTTACAGCCGGATTTGATGACCCTACAGTAAAATGTGTTATATTGGCCTGTCCTACTAAAGCGTGGAAAAAATACATTCAATGTTGTGGCCGGGGTATTCGATTGCTAGGCAATGACCTAAATGAATCTATTGCAAATGGGAAAAGCGATTGTATCTTATTAGATTGCTGCGGATGCGTTGAAGAACACGGATTACCAACGGACAGAAAAGAGTTAGTTTTTGGCCGTAAAATTTCAAGAGTTATTGATCGTGAGATGAGTTTAGATACTTCAAACGAATTAAGGCAAAACATAAATAACTATGTAACAGAAGAAAAACAAATATTCCTTAAACGGATTGGTAGTTTGTTAGACTTATATGATGGCAAAATATACCAAAAAGAAGCTGAATTACAAGAGGACGTTAATAGTTTTTTAGACAAAACAGGATATTTTTATTGGAGACAAAACAGCGGAAAGGCCTATATTGAAAATAGATGGGTGCATTTCGCTTCAAAATCAGGATTGCCAGACAACGCTATTTATTATAAAAATACTTCCTTTTATTTTGGGTGTGAATTAAAAATGAAGTACGGAAAATTAACAGACAAGCAAAAAGAAACATTACCTGAAATGATACAAAACAACGTTTTATTCTTTATTTGTGAAAGCGTTTATGATGTTTACAAGGCTATTGAACACGTTGAAAATAATATTTTGTTTAGTGAAGATGGCTATTTAATAAAAAATTCAATTTACGATTTACCACAACGACAAATAGAATTAAGAACCAAACTAAAATTATAACCCCCTCTCCCAATTCCAACAATTAATTTATTTAGAAACGATATGTACGTAACAGAAAAAGATTTAGACACAATTTCAGAATTAAGCGCATTTGTAGCAGGTGCTTTAGAAAGTGCCGATGATGTAGAATATTGGAGTGATTTAGAAAAAAGAGTTAATAAGTTAGAGCAAAAGATGGGCAAACAATATGCAAGACAAATACGCATAACAACCCCTACTATCAAAAATCATTCTAAATAACGTTTTATGTATTGTTTTATCAAATATGTTTCGTAGATTTGACCCAACAAATAAAAATTATAGGAATTATGACAACAGATTTAACAACAACTGCAAAATGGAAATCACTGAAATGTTGGATTTAGAATATGATGAAGAAAAAAACGCTTATAAAAATCCTAACTACACAAACAAATAACCCTATGCCACGCAAAAAACTACCAATCGGTAAAAAAAAGATACCGTTCATTATCTATATCGAGGGCGAATATATCACAGAACAAAACCGTGAAGAACTCCAAACCATCGCATATAAAGCAATTGTAGAACATTTAAAGCTATTACATCAACAATAACCCAAAACCAATACCAAACTACCACTTTATATAAAATAGTGGCTTAAAATTGATTATTATGAAAGCAAAAGAATTTAGAATAGGGAATTTATACAGTCAGTTTGGTAATGTTCACGAAGTGACTTGGGTTACAATTAAAGAATTAGAGAAAGCACCTGTAGAGCAATTGTGGTGCAAACCAATCCAATTAACAGAAGATTGGTTGTTGAAAACAGATTTAATCCTGTCAGATGATAGTGGAGATATTAAATACTTTGATATTCCAAATACTAAATATTTTATATGTTTAGATCACGACGATGTTTCATTTGGATTTTATCCAATAATGAACAATAAAACAGAAATAATTATTTTAGAATGGTGGAGTCTTGGAATACCAGTTCATCAGTTCCAAAACCTTTATTTCGCATTAACAGGTCAAGAACTTGCAATTGTCAATCCAATTCCATAGATTTGTATTTCATAATTAACAAATTTTTACCGCTTCGATTTCGGTGTTAGGGTTGGGGCGGTTTTTTAGACTCAATCTAAAGTAGATTTATTTAGAATGGCAAAAGAAAAAGGAAGTCCAAAAACAGGAGGGAGAAAAGAAGGGGTTTCTAATAAAGTAACTACCGAGATTCGAGATATGTTTAAACTTATAGTTGAAAACAATCTTGAGGGATTGCAAGCGGATATGGAATCCTTACAACCTGCCGAAAGAGTAAAGTACACTTTAGATATGGCAAAGTTTTGCTTACCTACTTTAAAAGCAATTGACTATACCGGGAAAGTAGAAATTTCAGAAAAACCAAATATTATATTTAAAAAGAAATAATAGTGGATGTTGAGTTTTCAGAAAAATATGAGCCTTTATTTAATTTGCTTTTAGAAAACGATTCGAAATTAAAAAACATCGATACAGTTTTAATAAGCGGAGGACGTGATTCTGGTAAAACATTTGCATTAGGCTGTTTCGTTGGTGTAGGAGCTGCACAATTTAATCACAGAATACTGTTTACAAGACAAACAATGTCATCTACTGACAACAGTATTACACAAGCATTAGATAATCGATTAGAACTACTTAAAATCGATTCTTTTTTTGAATTTGCTAATAACAATTATCGTGTTAAAAATAGCAAAGGTAAAATTTCAATCACAGGACAAAAGACAAGCGTAGGAACACAAACTGCAAAGTTAAAATCTTTAGAGGATTACTCTATGTTTATAACTGATGAGGGTGAAGAGTTAACCGGATATGATGATTGGGTAAAAATAAAACGCTCAATAAGAGCAAACGATGTTCAATGTTTATCAATCATTTCTTTTAATCCACCTACTAAAAACCATTGGTTATACAAAGAGTTTTACGAAAAAGTACCGGAGGGTTTTAATGGGATAGTCGGCAATGTTCTATACATTCATACTACATATTTAGATAACGGTAAAGAAAATATGGCTTTGCATAATTGGAATGAGTACGAAAGATTAAGAACCGTTTACGAATATTATTTAAGTTTATCAGTTGATGAAAGAAGTCAATTACCTAAAAAAACTATCCGGGAATATAAAAACTATAAAAATACAATCCTTGGAGGGTTTAGAGATGCTGCCGAGGGAATAATATTTGACTATACTATTGGTGATTTTGTTGATGGAGCTTACGCAAATGTTTACGGAATGGATCAAGGATTTAACGACCCTACTACATTGGTTAAAATAAACGTAGATAAAAAACGTAGAAAAATATATCTACACGAATGCTATTATAAAACAGGCAAAACCGAAACGGATATTTTTAACGAAATAAAAGAAGAAGTTGGTAAAAATCGTATTTGGTGCGATAGTGCAGTACCTATGCTTATAACCGGATTGTATAGAAAAGGATTAAATATTAAGTCTTGCGACAAACCAAAGATAATGGATTCAATTAATGTTATTTTGGATTACGAAATAATAGTAACTCCTGATTCTGTTAATCTAATCAATGAATTAAACAATTATAGATGGTCAGACAAACGACAAGATGAGCCTATTGATGCTTTTAATCACGCTATAGATGCGGCTCGTTATGCTATTATTCACAAAATAAAAGAAAAAACTTCCCAAGTAATTATATAAATCATTAAATTTGAAACAAATATATGATTATGGCAAAACCAAAAACAAAATTACCATTAGGCATAAGCCTTGGTAAGCACGAACAAAAACTGTTTTTAAAATCAAAGTTCCCTTTTTTAAAGTCCGATTTTAGGGCGTTGGATAAAAAAGAAATCAAGTCAGAAAAAGTTTTTAAAGAACTGTTTGGGGATATTGATTTTGTCGATGGATGGTTACAGGCGGTTTATTTTTATCAAAATTAGGTATGAAGTACAGTAGCAAAAACGATATTCCTTATTTAAAGTTCTTGGAATTTTCAGCAGCTATCGAGGGTAAAGAGAATGATGATGCGTTTGTGGCTTATGTGGTGCAGAAAATGTTTAATCCTGATAGTTTGGAAGAGTTTGCATTGGCATTGAAAACAGACAAACCATTTAAGCAACCATTCACGATTGAATATAATTTTCACAAGGCACACGAGTTTATCGATGCCGATACCTATTTGACAGATGGAGATACTTTAGATTTGTTAAAACTATTAATAAAACCTAAATACGTATGGCAAAGGATTAATTGGAATGCAATCACATACGCACAAGCCGAATTTGTTATTAACCTTTTTCAAAGAGCCAAACTGATATTAAAGCGAGATTTGAATACATTTACAACCCGCCAACCTCGTTCAGTACAGCAGATATAACACAGGGTAGTATTTTAAGGGATGAGTTTACAAAAACTTACAATCCTTATTCTGAAATAATTTTCATCTTATTGCAGTTTAAAATCTGTAATTGTGTGAATGATGTTTTAGAAATGAAAACAGAAGATTTTTTATATTGGGGGAATAATTTATTGCATAGGCGATATGTAGAAACTGTAAAATAAATGAACGAAATAACTTTAGTAAACAATTGGGTAATTGATGAGTTTGATAGTAACAATCTTGTCAATACAATTTCTATTGTTCCGACACAAGAAATTGACGGTAATAAAGAAAATGTTTATCCATTGGTTAATGTTGATTTAAAGCAGTCCGATGTTAACGGCGATGTTGTTATTATTTCATTTGAAATTACAGTTGTTCAGCAAAGGGAAACTAATCCAAAAGCAACCGATTCAAAATTATTGAACGACACTAATTATTTGGATAACCTAAACGAAACACACTCAATTTGCCAAAGGTTTATAAATGTATTGCAGAACCAAAACAACGCATTGAATATAGAAATTGAAACGGTAACTAAATTAAGAAAGCTAAATAATTGGAGCCGTTCGGGTTTGGATGGCTTTGTATTTACAATAGATTTATCAATTCCTAATCTTGGCAGGTCGTGTTAGCGGAAGCGGAAATCCGAGCGATTGCGCAAACGATAGTTGATAAAGCTAAATCGACAGCGCACGTTGACCAGGGTTCATTACGTAAATCGATTGCTTATACATACAGTCGTGGAGTTGTTACATTTCGTGAATTGTATTATGGTCAATGGAATGATAACTCACAATTAGAAAAATATGCAAATAATTGGATGCCAAACGGTGTAGCTTGGAAGATTATTTATACCAAATTAGGTGGCGAAGAGTATGAAGTCGGAAAAACAAAACAAGGCAGGCAAACACAAAGAAAAGCCGTTGCGGTTGCTGTTCGTAATTCGACAAATAATATTAAGGCTTTGATAGCTTCGATACGTAGAAAAAAAGAAAATGGCAAAGAGAAGAAGTAAAGAGCAGTTACAATCTGACAGAATTATTAAAGCCGAGTTAATTAAATTAGGTGACGATATTTTGGAAGTTGCTATTCCAAGAAGCCGAAGAGATACCGGGCGTTTGCAAGATGAAATGAATAAACGTGTTGATCCTGATACAACACTCACAATGTATCAAATGTATTACGGTCAATACAACTATCCAAAAGGACAGGATAGCGGAGAAAAGAACGCTTTGTTAATTACAATGAATGAAATGATACCGGATGCCACAAAAAGAATTATAAAGAATATTAACGATGTGATTAACGCACCTTTTAAAGATAAATAATGGCAGCACCTACTACTTTACCGATTGAAGATAGAACGATTATAGATAACGCAGCAAGGATATATTTTACCAATAGTCCTATTCATTTAAGAGTTCAAAATTCATTACAGGACAATTCTATTTTGTCGGCAATCGTTTACCTATGGATTTGGAACGGTGAGCAGGATGCAGTTTTGGGAGCGGCTAATTTTACACTCTTCAAAGATAAAGTTTCAGCACAAGATGACTACATTAATTTCCAAGTTGCCGACTTAATAAAACCGTTTATTAACCCACAATTTGCATACAATGAACTTACTAATCCTGCTATAGTAAACCAGGGCGTATTCTGGCAAGTTGTTATTGATATTACTTCGACAGCAGGAACAGTAAGAACAAATTACCATACCAATTTTGCTACACTTGGTTATCGTTGGAATTACGAACAAACAGCAACCGGAAACAATGGATTGTCTAATTATGGCAGCGCAGGATTTTTAGAACCTGTTAACCGATATTATGACAACAAAATTCATAACTACATAGTGCAATCTTTTAATCTTGAAAATCCAATAGATACAGCAAACACTACTAATATGATTATTGTTACTGATGTAGTACCTGCTTCGCCTTGGATACGTTGCGCAAAGGAAACAACTTTGATAGTGTTTTTGAATAAATTAGGTTTATATGAAATGTTTACTTCATTTGGTAAAGTAACTGTTCAGACGAAAATAGATAGAGAAATATCAAACAGCGGTTTTCGTGATCCGTCACAAATCGACAATACTTATATTCATTCTAAACAACAAAACAGTTTAGAAGTAGAACAGTCTTACGTTATCAATACAGGAATGATTACGGAAGATATGGATTCGATTGTTGAAGAGATTATTTATAGTCCAAAGGTGTATATCATTAAATTTAAAGGCGATTTGAATTTAACTACTACAGTAGGCATAACGGTAGATAATACTTTCATTACTGTTGATGACACGACTATTACAGTTGATAGCGAAACGGTAACCGATGAATCAGTTGGCAAATATAAAACTCATCAACAAATCCCTGTAATGGTTAGTGATTCTGACTTTTTAAGAAAAACAAGGATTAATGACAAGGTTGCTATTGATTATAATATTAAATTTGACGAAACTAACAATAAGCTCCTTTCAATAAGATGACACAACTAACCGAAGTATTTGTTTCGCAAGATGGATTGAACTATGTAAAATTAGATTTATATAAAAATGAATCTATTATTATGAAGTACACTTCAAAAGATTTGCAGGATATTTCTAAAATATTTTCGCCTTATTCTTTATCGTTTGTATTTCCTGCAACCCCTAAAAATAGAATGGCATTTGGTTTCTTTGGCGATACTGATGTAATAAAAATAGTTGAAGAGAATAAATTTCCTTGTAAAGTTTATACGGACGGTATTTTGAATTTGACAGGATTTGTTCAATTGTCAGATTTGAAATATAAGAACAACGTGCCTATTGATTTTACAGGCGGATTTACTACTTCAATGACAAATCTTAAAGACAGGATTGGAGAAGATTACTTAACCGACTTAACAAGTGATCCGTGTGTTATCGAATGGACTTACAAAAACGTGGAAACTTTAATAAATGGAGCAGCTAATAAAACGGTTGATGGAATCCAAATATCTTATTTTGTTCCATTAATTTCAAATAATAGAGTTTGGCAATTCGATGCAAACATATCAAGCGGAGCAAAGGACAATATCGCTTGGGATTCAATCGTATTGCCAACTTCAAACAATCTTATTTTATCTACAGAATTAAGACCTTGTATTTCGTTTAGTACAATCATTGAATTGATTAAGAAAAAGTACGCTTTGCAAGTATTCGCACCATTAGACAGTCGACCAGAGTACAAGGATTTAATGATTTGGTGTACAGGTGAAAAAATGTTTAATGAAGCCTTGACTTTACTTACTATAAAATCAGCATTTGGAGGGTTATATTTTTACGATGCCAAAAACGAGGGCGGCATTCCTGACCCAAAGAAGTACACGGTATCAAATAATCTATTAGACGGTAGTTTTAAAGTAATAAAAAGAGCTTCACCATTCCCAAACGAGGGTGAATATAACAACTTTTTTACATTTAAAATCGATTTTCAAGGCGTTGTTGTGACAGGTGATAATTCAGACCCGAAAGTAAACATACAAATCAAACGAAAAGGCACGAATGAAACGTTAGTGGGTGGGCAATTTGATATTACAGGCAGTACTTTAAGCTGCTCTTTACAGCTAAATGATACTTTTTTTATCGCAAATGAGATTGAATTTCAATGTTATGCACAATTTAATCAACCTACAACGTGGACAAATTGCGAATACAAAGTTGAGTTTAGATATTACGATGGTAAAACAGGGTTTTTAAATTCAAAAGAGTATGCTACTTATGGTTACGCAAGTACGCCAAACAATAACAGTATTGATTTGGGTGCGCAAAAAGTTGACTTAATAAAGTCTTTACCAAAAACAAAGGTTGTTGACTTCTTGCAGTCTTATTTCAAAATGTTTAATATTTCAGTATTTGATACTTCGCCAAACAATGAGAATTTATTTTGGTTAACTCCAGAAGATATTCAAACAAGTGGTTTAGAATATTCAAAACGTGAAATTGATTACACGCCTTTTGTCGATGTTAAAGAATTTACAAAAAGCACGTCAAGCGATTACAACTATTACAATTTCAAACACGCCGCTTCAAAATATAGAAGTAATGTAGATTATTTGCAGGCAGCAGGATTAGAATATGGACAATTAACTAACCCAGCAATTAAACCAACAACGCCAAAAGAATACAAAGTAGAAACTACATTCTCAATTATTCCACCTGTTACGATTGTTGGAACGGCAGATATTTTAACCGCTTACGGTTTCAATTCAGATGCAGGCGAAGTAAATGACGATGGAGAAACAAGGTATAAACCAAACTTTGATGAATTGACAATCTTTTATAACGATGGAAATACGCCACTATCCAAAACATTAGGCTATCGGTCAACAAATACTATCGGAGCTTTATTGAATGTGAAGTTAAATAGTTATATGAAAGTAACGCCCTGGAGCAAATTAAATCAAAGTGTAGCATTTTCAATATTGGTTAATCTTGGAATACAATATCCTGTCAATCTATATTCAAAATATTACAACAGCCAAATTGCAAGATTATTAAATCCAAATGTATTATCACAAGCATTTAAACTAACTTTACCGAGTTCCGAAATGTATCTGAATGAAGCGACAACAGGACAAGGAAATGGAGCAACGCCAACAGGGTTCAGGCTTCAAAATGATATTGTAGTAATGGAGAATAGATTTACTATATTAGATGCTCAAATTGATATTACAACAGGAAAAACTTCTTTAACCTTACTTAATTTTTAGCAATGGCAGACGAAAATAACATAGAGCAAAAAATAAAATTAACCTACGAAACCAACGCAGACCAGACAGGCAAAGAGGTTAATGCGTTAGCTGGCGCTGTTGACAATGTTACCGATAGTCAGCAAGCGAATGACGCACAGACTAAAAAGACAAACGAGGGGTTAAAAACATTTAAATCACAGTTAAGAGAAGCTAATCAGGAATTGATGAAGCAGGCTCAATTGTATGGTGAAACTTCAAAAGAAGCAGTTACAGCGGCTAAAAAAGTAGCCGACTTAAAAGACCAGATGCAATTCTCAAAAGATTTGGTTGATAACTTTAACCCCGACCAAAAATTTAAGGCACTTGGAGCAGCTACACAAATAGCAGCAACCGCAACGAGCGGGTTAGTATCTGGTATGGCTTTGTTTGGCGACCAGAGCGAACAGACCGAAAAAGCATTATTAAAAGTACAGGCGGCAATGGCTTTTAGTGATGCAATTAGTGGACTGTCAAATCTTGGCGACCAATGGAAAACATTAAAAACAGTTATCGCAAGTAGTACAATTGTAACCGCAGCGAACACGGCAGCGACCACAGTAAGTGCGGGTGTAATGGGTTTATTTGGGGGCGCAGTAGATGCAACGGCAGTTAGTTTTAAATTATTGAAAGGCGCAATTATAGCCACAGGAATTGGAGCTTTGGTAATTGGATTGGTTGCGATATATCAAAACTTCGATGCGATTAAAAAAGTAGTGTTTAATCTTGTTCCTGGATTGGAGGGCGTTGCCGATGGTGTAATGGATATTGTAAATGCCGTAACTGATTTTATAGGAGTTACAAGTGAAGCAGGCAGGGCGCAAGATAGGTTAAAAGCGAATGCCGATGCTTCTTTGGCATTGAATAAAAAGTTTTTATCTGAACACGAAAGCCAATTAGATGAGTTCACTAAACAGAAAATAGAAGCTAAAAACAAATATAGTGAAGCAGTAAAAGAAGATGGCGCAAATCAAGTGGCACTTGCGCAGGAATTAAATAGAAAATTAGCGGCTATTGAATACAGCCGTGGCGATGAATCTCGGAAAATAGCGCAACAAAACGCAGAAAAGGCAGCAGCAGAAGAGAAAGCTCGAAGAGAAAAAGCGGCAGAGGATGCGAAAAAGGCAGCCGATGACAAATTAAAAGCCGAAAGGCAGGCAATGTATGATGCTAATCAGGATTTTATCCAAGTGCAAGCCGATATAAAAGCCGATAGCGACGAAAGAAAAGAAGAGCAAGCCGCAAAAGATGAGGAAGAGGGTAAGAACAAAATGGATCAAATTGTTTTTGATGCCGAAAAGCAAATTGAAATTGATAAATATGTTTTAGAACAAAAGAAAGCTAATCAATCAGGGTTAATGTCGGTAGCTGAACAAGGTATTTCTTTATTAAAAGGGATATTTGGAAAATCTAAAGCAGTTCAGAAAGCCGCTATTATTGCCGAGAATGCTATTGGTATTGGAAAAACGGTTATTAATACAATGACCGGAAACGCTGCGGCACTCGCACAGGGTATTGTACAAGCAGGACCAATAATAGGTCCCGGTATTGCTGCCCCTGCAATTGCATTAAATACAATAAGCGGTGGTATTTCGGTAGCGGGAAGTATTGCGGCTACAGCAAAAGCATTACAAGCGGTTGGCGGTGGTTCGGCAGGAGGTGCATCTATTCCTAATTCTCCAAGGGGTAGTGGTGGTTCTACTTCGGCAGCCCCACAAGTTTCATTTCAAGCATCAAGCGAAAACCAAATAGCCAATACCATTTCACAATCACAAAATACAATGCCAAAAGTAGAAGCGTTTGTTGTGGAAAGTTCAATGACAAAAGCACAAGATTTAAGTAAGAAAAAAATAGTAGCAAATTCATTTTAAAAACAAACAATTATGAAAACAACATTTAGTAAAAAGGATTTAGTAAAGTTTGGGAATTATTTACTTTCAAGCGAAAGGAGCAATAAGTTTGAAGAAAGACAAACGGGACTTTCTATTCCAGAAAGAAAGGGAAGAGTTACCGACGCTGATATTGCAAACTTCATAGAGAAAATAAAAGAAGTTGATTAGTTTTTCTTGATTGACAAAACTATGTCGCAACCACACGCCTTTGCAATAAGTCTTAATGATTTTAGCGAGGGCGTTTGTGCGTGTAAATATCTACTAATTTGAGTTTCAGAAATCCCGCTTTTAATGGAAATCATTTTTTGCGACATTCCACTAAACACAATAAGTTGTTTTAATATTGCTTTTTCCATTTATAATTTTTGTATTTCTAATTTTACTTCCTCCCAATAAGTATTATCTTCACTTATTGCATATAAAGTTTCATCAACTGCAATAGTAGCACATTGTTTTGCTGCTAACAATTCCATTTTAAAAATTAAATCTTTACTCTCATCACAAGAAGTTAGCTTTGTATCTTTAAACGGCATACATAAATAAAAACTATGTACTAAATATTGCGCTTTTTCTTTCGGTGTCATAACTACTTTTTCACAAATTTACAAAAAAGATAACAATAATTATCATAAAAGTACATAAAAAATTATCAAACATTATTTTATAATAATTTTGAAGTATGAAAAGATACGAAATTTTTTTAGACGAAACAAAAGAACACTTTACAACGGCACTTGTAAAAGACCCGGCAGTTGAGCAAACTCTTTTATACTTCAATTCTGAAAAGCCATTACTATTTTTTAACGATGAAAAAAGAGTAATCTATTCAATCGCAATGCGACCTAATAAGTTAATTTTTAGAAAGGACGTTAATGGCGAACCGGGCGAAGTTTTTTATTCAAAAGAAACAGTTGAGAAATTTCAACAAAATTATTTTAAGTTCAACGGTCAAAACAAAACCAACATAAACCATTCAGACGAAAAGATACAAGGAGTTTATCCTTTTGAATCTTGGATAGTAATGGATGCCGAAATTGATAAATCAAAAGTTTTAGGATTGAATACTCAAAACGATGATTTAGTAATGGGTTTTAAAGTTGAGAATGACCAAGTTTGGAATGATTGCAAAAATGGAAACATCGACGGACTTTCTATTGAAGCACATTTCAACAACGAATTAAGAGAACAAAAACCAATTATAAAAATGAGTAAACTAGAAAAAGTAATCGAAGCAATTAAAACAGTTTTCGCTTCTGATGTTGACCCTGAAAAAGAAAAAACACCAGAGGAAATTGCAGCAGAAGAAAAAGCCAAAGAGGAAGAAATGGCAGTTGATCCACAGGTTGAAATCGAAGTTGAAAAACCAAACGATTTAGAAGCCGAAAACGAACAGTTAAAAGCAAAGGTCGCAGAACTTGAAGCAAAATTAGCAGAGTACGAAGCTGACAAAGTAAAATCTGAAACGGAATTAGAAACGATGAAATCTGAAAAGGATGTAATTGCGGCAGCTTTTGAAAAGTTCAAATCTGAAACACCGGCAGCACAACCGATTAGACACGTTCCAATTGAAGTTGAAAAGACTTATGAGCAAATGACTAATTTAGAAAAACTTAAATTTAATAGAGAAAATTAAAATGGCAAAGAAAACAGTAAATTCAGAATTTGTAAATCCATTTGAAGCAGGAGTTTCTTATGTCGATTTTAAAAAAGCTATTCCAGAGGGTACTTCAGTAGAAGATTATTGCAAAGGTAATTTATCCAATGAAGAAACTAATTGGATTGTAAGCGAATTAAAGAGTTTCGATTTAAACAATAAAACTAACCAAGAAAAATAAAACAAGATGGCAGTAACATTTACAGGTACTAAAACGGCTCAATCTGAATATCCAGAGATTATTCAAGAAATATATGCCGATTCTCCAACATTCAGAGGGGAAACAATCGAAGTTGTCGAAGGACATAAATCAGGTATGGATATTTACGAAAGTTCCGCAGAGGTTACTTTTACAGCCGCTAACTACGGACAAGTAACAGCCGACAACGTAGCTTTGAAAACTCAAAAATCTACAGTAAACCTAAAAACATTTAATGTTGAGGGTATTGTTGACGAGAGTTCTTTGTTAGGCACTCGCTTCCAAAAATCAATGGCAGCCGGAGCTTACAATGTAATATCTGACGAGTTCGACAAAAAGGTATTAATCCAAGTGCAGCCGGCTACAGGTGCAAAACTTGAATCTTGGGTGTGGGATGGCGCAACCGCAGCTACAAAAGCAGCTATTGCCGCATTAGTTCCGGGCGCAGGACAAGGCGCAGTTTCAGCAAGCGCACAAACATTAGTAGCAGCAATGCCAACTACTTTGTTTGATTCTGTTCCTGCGACAATGATTTACAACGATTCTCAATCCAAAGCCGTTCCGGGTGCAGGATTAGGGGATTACAAAAAAGTATTGTCGATTGCAACCGTTACTTCCGCTTCAATCGTTGCAGAGTACGTAAAAATTTACAACACTATCCCAGACGATATTCTTGTAAAAACAGGTGATGAAGCTCCAGTAATTTATGCGCCTAAAGGTGATTATAAATTAATCAAAGCGGCTAACCGTGTACAAGGCGCAGCGTTGCAAGAAAACTTTGTAGGAACTTCTTTTAACGATATGTATTTTAACGATGTTAGAATCATTTTCGTTGATTTGGTTGATTTCGTAATTGCTGCTCAAAAATATAACTTAAAATTAGTTATGGATTTATTGAGTGATTCTTCTCAATTAATCATCGAAAAAGAAGCTAATGCATCTACTCGAAGAATCTTGAAACTAATCAACTCAATGACTACTTGGGTTGTGAAGCAAAAATGGAACGTCCTTTATAACGGATAATCTAAAAAGATTCTAAATAACTAACCCTCTCGTTTGAGGGGGTTTTTTAATACAAAAAGTTTATGCCACGAATTAATTTAGGACTTCTTAATTGTTTGCCAGAAAATAAATTGCCTATCGGTTATAAAAAACCATTAGTAAACACTTTCCCAGCCTACAACTCAATTGAAAAATTAACATTGACTGTTTTAAAATCTGACGTAAAAAAGCCGATGGTTGATATTGTAAACTGTTTAAAAAAACAAATTAATTCTTTAGTTGAAAAAAGAACCAATATAGAAACATTTGGGGTTTTTAAAAACGTTTCAGAAAATGCAACTTCCTATATTTGTGAAGTTGATTTATACATTAAAAATTTAACTTAAAAAATAAAAGATATGTCTTGTGGAACCACGCTAACAGCATCGAGAAAAAAAACAGGCTTTATTAAGCCAAAAGGTTACAAAGCCATTAGTTTTGCTATTTGGGATGGTGCTAATATTATTCAAAACACAGCAACAGGCGTAATTGCTTTACCTGCTGGAATCACTAACGTTTACCGTTTTGAGGTAAAAAATACAGCCGACAACTTCATTGAAACAGCAACAAAAGATCCTGTTACAATGACAGGAAATAAAGCAGGAGTTGGAACTTTTGCTTTGATGTATTGCGAAAGAATCAAGAATCTAGCTGACGCACAAGCTTTATTGGACGGTGTTTTCAATGTGTTTTTCGAACACAATGACGGACAAATTACAGTAGCTGGAGCGGTTAATGGCGGAGAAATAATTACAGTTGTAGAAAGCACAGACGCACAAGGTTTTATGTTTACATTAAATACTTTCGAACCTGCTTTTGCTTATACTTTGGCTGCCGCAGGAGTAACAGCATATAATGCCCTTGTAGCAACTTATGCCTAATGAAAGTTTTAAAATTAAATACACCTTTTGAAATTAGCGCAGTTCCAAGAATTGCGCTTGTTTCATCGGATGTTTTGATTTTTACAGCGAGAAACGAAAACACCAATGCTAGTTTTAATTACACGCTGGATTGGTCTATTGTAAGTGGACGTTTGAATTTTGAACTTCCAAATACTAATCCTGATTTTATCGCTGGAAACAAATACGAAATTTTTATCAAACGAATAGACAATTTCGTCTATCGTGGTAAAATGATTATAGTGAAAGAAGATACTGACATTCAAAACTACACACCATCGAAACAAACGACACCCAGATTTCTTTAATGACATTTTCGGCTTATATGCCGTCAATTAAAGAAATACAAATAGGCACTAAATATGTTCTAAATGGTTTAAACAACGACAATTATAAGCTCTTTGCAGATGCTTATGATGATTCTGTGACTAATTCCGCTTGTATAAATGACATTTCAAACCTGATTAAAGGCGAAGGATTGATAAATGCTAATGGTGGTAAAAGTCCGTCGAGCATTATTTCAGATGATGACTGGGGATTGATTGTTTTGGACTATAAAAAACAAGGACAAACCGCTTTACAAGTTATTTGGTATAGCGGAAAGCCTGTAAAAATTTATCATATTCCTTTAGAAAATACTGGATTAAACGTCGACGAATCAGGAATGAAAATTGACGGATACTGGTATTGCTATGACTGGAAAAAACAATGGAAATACAAACCTGTTTTTTATCCTAAATTTAGTGCAGACAATCCAGAGAATAAAACTCAAATGTTGGTTATTAAAAGACCGTCAAACGAACCGTTATTCGCAAGACCCGACTGGTTTCCTGCATTACGTTGGGCGCAAGATGAGGGTTTAATGGCGCAACATTCTTATAATGATGTTGCTACTGGTTTTTCGGGGCAAAAGGTTGTAAATTGGGCGGGTGGAAGAGGTCTTACCGATGTTCAAAAAGAAGCTACAAAACAAGAAATTAAAGATAAATTTTCTGGAATAGACGGACAACGATTAATTGTTTCAATAAATAACTCACCAGAAAACGCAGTCGTTGTTGACAATATCGACCCGCCAAATGTAAACGCTACTTATGTAAATTACACCGAAGAAGCGGAAAGAAAAATTTTGATTGCACATTCCTATCCGTCTATTTTATTGGCTGGATCAAAAACAGGATTTTCTTCAAATGCAGATGAAATAGCTGTTGCAACTAAATCAGTATTCCGTAGAGTAATTAATCCAGCAAGAAAAACTTTATTATCTCCATTGCAGGAAATAATCGATTTGACAGGAGATAGAATTGTTTTAGATGTTCAGGATTTTGAAAGCGAGGAATTAGACAATAATACAACCGAAACAAAATGAGTACAATTAAATTAATGATAGAGGCTAGCGATGTCGTAGAGCGTACTACTTTTGATGGAAATATCGATGTTGATAATATGAAACCTATAATTTTTATAGCTCAAACAACTCACTTAAAAGCGTTCTTGGGTTTGAAATTATATACAAAAATTTATACTGATTTTGCAGCTGAACCACAAACATTAGCAGGGGAATATTTGATTATTTTTGAGGAATTTATAAAAGACATTTTAGCTTACTATACAGCTAGTGTTTTTGTTGATTTTGGAGGTTATAAAGTTACTGAAAACGGTTTGCATAAAATAGCTGGCGAAAACATGACTTCACTTTCTGAAACTGAAACTGAAACTTTGTCATTAAAATTCACTAAATTAGTTGCAAATGTAGAAGCTAATTTTAAAGAATATATTTCAGATAAAAATATTCCTGAATTAGTTGGCGAAACTATTAATGTTCAAACTGATTTTCCATGGCTATAATTCAAGTAGTAAATGTTTCAACTCCAAATGATGGTTTAGGCGATCCGTTAAGGGTTTCGCAGGTCAAGGCGAACGACAACTTTTCAGAACTTAATGCAAAAAAAGTTGAAGTTGTTGCTGGTTTTGATTTGTCGGAGAATAATTTTACGGATGCTGAAAAAACAAAATTAGCAGGAATTGAAACAGGCGCACAAGTCAATGTTCGTGGTAATATGCAACAGCAAGACCCTGATGCACCCGATTATATTTTAGGAAAGCCGACAAGTGGGAATATCGTTGCTTATGGAACTTATGCGCTGGTAGGTCAAAATTTAACTATTTTTGCAGGTTGGATTTGGAAGATAAACGATGTATTATACGCCAATTCAACTGACATTGTAATTAATTTTCCTTATGCTGCAACTGGATTACAGCGATTGGATGCAGTTGTTTTTGACACTTTAAATTCTGCACAGCGTGTTGATGGCGACGAGGTTGTAAGTTCTCCAACTGTCCCGTTGCTGATTCCTGATTCTATATTGTTTTCTATTTCTTTAATTACTGATAGCTCGGTAGGTTCGCCATCAGTTCCAACTGCTACTGGACAAGATACATTGCGATTTGTTGGGGCAGGACAAACATATACTTTACCCGCAGGATATACAGCTACAAAAGGCTGGATAAACAACGGAGTTCAATTTAAAGAAAAAACAGGCTTTGAATCAGATCTAAATACATTTACACAATCTGGAACTACTTTTACATTTAAAGCTACCGTTCCAACAGGTGCAAGAGTAAATATTGATTGCTACTTTTAATTCATTCTAATTCCAAATAAGCAACACTCTCATAATTGGGGGTGTTTTTTTTGTTTAAAAGTATTCTTATATTAAAAAGAATGCTTATATTTGCCGTTATAAACTTTAAAAAAATATAGGAATTATGTGGGAAAGAGAAGATAAATACCGAGAAAGAATGGCTTGCATTAGAAAAACACCTGTTACTTTTGAAACGGGTAGAGAAGCAAGAAGAAGAATTAGAAAACAAAATCGAAAAAAAAACAAACTCAAATAAAATGGGAAGAAAAAAAGTAAATACAGTAAAAATAACCGTTTCCTTGCACCCATCGCTTGTAAAAGAAGTCAGGGAATACGCAAAACAAAGAACAATTGAACAACTAAAAAAAGAAGAGAAATTATGAAACCAAGTATTGAAGAAGTTAAGGAGTATTTTAAGGATGCGGAAACTGCAGAAGACTGGTCAGGGACTAAAAACAAAGTGACTTTAGAAAGACTAGAAATAACAGAATTGGGCGATGTTATTCAGGATACTTTTGGAGAGGACTGGTTAGTGTTGTTTTGTGCTAAAAAAGGCTACGCAAAAATCCTAACCTACAAAACTCCTAAATTCGAGATTACGAAGGAGCAGATATGGGATATAGATAATTTCGGATATTCAAAAGTCCGTGAATGGTTTCCAGAGGTTTTTAAAAAGGAGTTGGTTGTTGGGAAGTGGTATAAATGGATTGACGGAAGCACAACTGTTAAAATTCGTATAACTGAAATTGACAGTGAAAACTTCATAATTAAAGCTTATGGCTTTACAAATGATGTGTACGTTTCAGAAGGAGTTTTTTATAGAAATCCAGTTAATTTTAGAGATGCTATTTCAAACTTTAATGAGATGGATTCTCAAGAAGTCGAATCCGCTTTGATTGGGGAGGCGAAGAAACGTTACGAAAACAAAGTAATAAATCCACTTAACGAACACATTATGACTAAATATAATGGAAGCGGAGTTAAATTAAACTTTGAAAAACATAGTTTTGACAACTATAATAGGTTGTGGATTGATTGCGGAAACTGGAACGCAATTGTATTTGAAGATGGCATCTGGGCAGAAATTATCCATCCAAAAAAAATGACACAATCCGAAATTGAAAAAGAATTAGGATATAAAATTGAGATAGTATGAAAAATTTAATTGGAAATACATCATTTGGCAATTACTTAAACACGCTGGAAATTGATAATTGCGAATATAGAATCAGGAGAAATAAATTTGACATATTCCTCTCTCTAAAACTTGAAATTTGGCAATTCGTGCCGTGTAAGTTGGTTGACGGGGTTTGGATGGTTTTGAGTAAACCAAAGGGTTATGATTCTTATATAAACTGGGAAGTCTTCAACCCTCCTTTTGAAGAATACAAACAAGCAAAAGAAAGATGTTTATTTGAGGGGTTTGAATTAAATCAAAAAGATGTTTCTAAATTAAAAAACATAATTTGTATAACTAAAAACAAAATACAAATAACTTTCTTTAAAAAAGAAAACGGTATTTTTTTAGATGATTTAACAACAAACGAAACTTTTGAAACTAGAAGAATCGAAGGCCTCGTTCCGCACAATCTTGAACTAACCCCAACAGCTCTAAAACAACTCGGATTATGAAAGACCTAAAAGAAATAGTATCAGAAATAAAAGGCTATCCCGTAACAATGGAAGAAGCCTTGAAAATGGCAGAAAATAACTTCGGGCAAATATATGCTTGGGTTAAGGCTGATGTGGTGAAAAAATTGTTGGAAGAGAAAGTAATTAGTA